TCGACCGGCGGGCCAGCGTGGAGACATCCTGGCACCTCGACAAGAAAATCCCGATCGGCCTGATATTCGCCATCTTGACCCAGTTCGCAATGGTAATCATGGCCTACACCGACCTGCGCAAAGACATCGAACTGCTCAAGCAGGACGCTGCAGTCCTCCATCAGCGAGACACGCAGCAGGCCAGCGACATGAAGGAGGCCATGGCGCAGGTTCGAGATCAGTTCAAGTCGCTATCGGAGAAGCTGGACAGGCTCATTGAAAGGGGTGCGAAATGATGGCTCTTGTGGTGTGGTATTACTGGTGGGAAAATGCTTGGGAGAAATGGAATGAACTTTGATGAGGCGTTCACTAAACTCCTTGGGAACGAGGGCGGTCTGTCCGATAATGCGGCAGATCCTGGTGGCCTCACCCGATGGGGAATTAGCCGACGAGCATACCCCAATGAAGACATCCGAAACCTTACCCAAGATCGAGCGAGAGAACTGTACAAGCGCGACTACTGGGATAAGTGCCGTGCTGACGAACTACCCGATGAAATTCGCTTTGACGTCTTTGACGCTGCAGTCAATTCGGGAATCGGACAATCAGTGAAGTGGTTACAAAAGGCAGCAGGAACAAATCCTGACGGAATTCTCGGACCCCAAACCATGGACGCGGTAACGCTTCAGGGGGCGAACCTAACTGCCCGTTTTAATGGCTACCGACTGCTGTTCATGACCGACCTCCCCACATGGTCCACTTTCGGTAAGGGGTGGGCACGGCGTATCGCAGGTAACCTCATATGCTGACCATCCTACTCGAACTGCTGATCCGCTTTGTTGCTCTAGGGCTCGCAGCCTGGGTCGTCATCTCTTTCATTCTCGACATAATCATCAAGAGGTAGATCATGGACTGGCTAACACAACTCGCACCCACAGTGGCCTCGGCACTCCTTGGCCCGCTTGGCGGGGTCGCCGTAGCAGGGCTCGGCAAGCTCTTCGGCATCGACAACGCAACTGTGGACAAGGTGTCCTCCGCTATCAGTGACGGAAAACTCACCCCAGAGCAGATTACCGGGCTCAAGGAGATGGAACTGAAGTTCCAGAATGATGAGGCAGAGCGGGGGTTCAAGTACAAAGAACTCGAATTCAAGGACAGTCAATCTGCGCGAGATATGCAGATTTCCACCAAGTCAACCACTCCGACTGTGATGAGCTACCTTATCACCTTTGGGTTCTTTGGCATCCTGGGTTACATGATGTCTGCTGCTTACGTCTCCAGCGAACCCCTGCTGGTGATGCTCGGCAGCTTGGGTACAGCGTGGGTTGCCGTCGTGAATTTCTGGTTTGGCAGCAGCCACGGTAGCCAGAACAAGGATGTAATGGTAGCTAACGCGCTGTCCACCAAGAGTTAACCATGCAGAACTTCACCTACACAAACCTGCTCACACTGCTCCCGCAGTACAGTGAGCGGACCGATGCTGCATTTGCGGCGCAGATCCCGACGTTCATCGCCCTGGCTGAGAACCGTATCGCCACGGAGATGAAACAGCAGGGGTTTCAGGCCGTAGTCACTGGGCTCCTGCCCACGGGATCGATTCTGGCAAAACCTGCATTCTGGAAAGAGACAATCAGCTTCAATTACACTGACACCACGGGAGCCCGAAACCCGCTGTTCCTACGCCCGCTGGAGTACCTGCGTAACTACTGGCCTAATTCAACGATCAGCAGTACCCCTCGTTTCTACGCAGATTACAACGCAACCCATTTCCTGTTTGCCCCCACACCAGCATCGCTACTACCTTTCGAGTTGGTCTACTATGCACGCCTCGACCCGCTGTCAGCCTCCAATGACTCTAATTGGATGACGATGAACGTTCCCCAGGCGCTGTTCGCAGCCTGTATGGTTGAAGCCTCCAAGTTCATCAAGAACAAAGACCGCCAGTCTGTCTGGGAGGACTCTTACCAGACCTCCAGCGGAGCACTCAAGTCAGAGAACTCGGAGCGTCAGGCTGACCGCACTACCGTATTCACGAGGCCGTAATGCCAGATACTCTGTATGACTTCAAGTCCCAACCCGGTATTCGGCGGGATGGTACGGACCTAGACTCATCGTTCTTCAATGACGGGGAATGGGTTCGCTGGAACCGGGGTAAAGCACGCAAGATGGGCGGCTATCGGTCGATGTCCACTCAGGCTAATGCACCCGTGCGTTCGGTGTTCGTGGACAGCCGGTCCGGTATCAACTCAGCACACCTGTTCAGCCAGTGGGGTATTCAGCGAGTGGAGTTTGCAAGCAATGGGGCGGCAAGCAACATCGCAGACCGGACACCTTCTGGCTATGTGCCGAACCCGCTGATGAACTGGTCCCATGCGGCCATGTATTCCTCAGTCGGTGGGACATACTCTGCGATATTGGCAGCATCCTCACCTGATGTGCTGGATATAGCCAGTGACGTAGGCGGTCACCTTTACTCGGGGAACATCGCTACCGATGACCCTCTGGTGGTCGTGAGCGATACCTCCGGCCCCATAACGGCCAGCGGTGGTATCTGCGTACTCCAGCCATTCCTGTTCGTCTACGGGTCAAACGGCCTCATTCGCAACAGCAACGCCAACGACTATTCGACAGCCAGCGGCTGGACCACCGGGGGCGCAAACCTCGCAAACAGTAACAATGTAGCGGGGACCAAGATCATCCACGGCGCTCCGTTGCGCGGAGGATCTTCTAGCCCTGCGGGTCTGTTCTGGGCCTTGGACTCGCTGATCCGCGTAGCCTTCACCGGAGGCACAGGCTTGTGGTCATATGACACCCTCGCCAGCCCAACCAGCGTTATGTCGAAGAAGTGTATCGTCGAGCATGATGGTAAATTCTTCTGGATCGGCACCGATAGATTCTTGTTCTACAACGGTGTTGTGCAGGAGATACCGAACCTGATGAACAATAATTACTTCTTCGACAATCTGAACTATGCCTACCAGAACAAGGTGTGGGGTACAAAGGTGGCTCGGTGGGGTGAGATTTGGTGGTTCTATCCGGCGGGGTCGGACACTGAATGTGGCAACGCGGTTATCTTCAATTACCGTGAGAATACTTGGTACGATGCAGTCAAGAAGCGCACTGCTGGCGCTCCAACCGGAGTGTTCGCGTTCCCTGTGTGGGCAGGGCACGAAGATTCACGGGACACAGAACTCCTGACCACAGGTCTTCGACTTGATACCTCCGCTGCTACAGGTTCTGGGTCTGCGATACTGACCTTCACATCTACGATCGGGGTGGTGAATGGAATGGTAGCGAGTGGGTCAACAGGAATTGTTGCAGGGTCCACAGTTAGTTCCCACACAGGGACAACGGTGACTCTGAACAATCCAACCACCGGGGTAGCAATATCGACCCCTATTTCATTCACCTCGATGACCACAGCATTTACCCTCGGATCTACGATTACCGGGGCAACCTCTGGAGCCATTGGTACAGCGGTTCAGGTCATTAACAATCAGGTGAATGTGAACAATGTCACAGGAGCCTTTGCGTCAGGTGAGACGATTACCGGGGGAGGGGGTATGGCTGTAATTCAGTCCACCCCGGTGGTTCAGACCCTTGCTACGCTGTATCAGCAGGAGTACGGCTGGGACAAGATCATCGGGCAGGATGTATCAGCAGTCAAGTCTTCCATGACCTCCTGCAACTTCGGTTTTGCCATAGGGGGCCCGATTGACAATGTGCCCAAAACCCTCGACATGATGACTCGGCTTCAGAGGTATGAGCGAGACTTCAACCAGACCGGAGACATTGTGCTAGACGTGATTGTGAAATCATTCGCACAAGACCCCGATGTGGTTTCCAATACATACACCCTTTCAGATACCAGTTCATTCCAAGATATGGTGGATCAGGGTCGAATCATTAAATTAAAAATAACCTCTGACTCACTCGGCGGGTTCTTTGAAGAAGGCCAGATAATGCTTAAAATGGAGCCTGGGGATGACAGGTCAACAATATGAATCTGGTCATTCCTGACCCTTCCGGGTTAAAATTCGAGCAATGGGGTGGGGTAGTAGCTGAACAGCTTGCCGCCAATGGTATTTCTGCCCCAATGAATGAAGACTCGTGGAAGACATGGGTGTGTGCGCTGTTTTACGTGCCTGAACTTGTAGACAAAAATATCCCCACTGCTGACGGGTTTCTTACTTGGCAGGAATGGGCTCAGCATTTCATAGGTTCAGTGAGGTAGCGACATGCCCGGACAAACAGGAAGCGACTTTGAATCTACCGATATGCCCTATCAAGCGGCAGATGGCCGGTGGTACGCATCGCAGGAAGAAGCAGATACCGCAACTCAAGACTATCTAGGCACAGGTAGCGGTGGAAATAATGGCGGAGGAGGTAATTCCTCAACCCCTCCTCTTTACGGAGCCCCTGTAGACGGTAATTCCAATATCTTCCATAACGGTACAGGCGGCTATATGGATGGGAATGGCGTTGCTGTCAATCCAGATGGCAGTCCTATTTCCGGCGGCAATGGTGGCGGAACCGGTGGCGGTGCAGGTGGGGTTGGCGGCGATGGGGGCAACGGATCTCCTGCGGGCGGAGGTACACCCTCCACAAACACACAATCATGGACCCAGGATTTAGTTAACCAGTTCAACAACGCTTTTGGTACGAATAAGACATTGGCTCAACTACTCGGCTCGGGGCTTGCAGCGGCATCGTTTATTTCATCCATGACGCAATCGCCGTACAAGTCCAAGACCCCTGCGGAACTGTTGGCTGGTCAGGTCACAGGCAATACCCCTACGCTGACCCCTGCACAGGTCGCAGCAGCCCAGGTGCCGATGAAGGCAGGGGACCAACTGAGCCGCATCGCGGCTGCCGATATGCCGACACCCATCGTGGCTGGGCAAGGTGTCACTGCGCAGCATCCGATCAACTATACAAAACCCAGTGGTCTGGTTGACCCTTCACAGGTCGCTACTCAGGTTGGTGACCTCGCCAAGCCTCCAGTGGCCGGCCCCGCTGACCACTCACTCGATCCGACCTATGGCGGCAACACGAGCCCGTTGCAGACTCACAATCCTGATCCAGTTTACGGCGGCGCTGCGGCGGCAATCGTGCCCCCAGACATGCAGGCAGCATGGAACAACTTCTTCAACACATCTGCTCCCGGTAAGGCGATTGACTGGGCCAACGGCAAGCTGACGAATAATGGTAACGGTACGGCTACGTTCACCGATCAGTTCGGTACGCAGACCCTGAATGCCAGCCACCCTGATTTCAGCCAACTTGCGAAGGGGGACACGGGTATTG